CCACTCGGGGCATTTTACATAGCCCCCCAAACCCTAGAAGGGTTTGGCATTCACGAGCTTGATGCGAGCGGCTCGTGGGCGCCCAGAACGGTCAAGATGTCCTTCCGTTTCGAGAGGCTGTTTCCAGCTTTCGAAATCTTGGAAATCCATATCATCAGGCAATGGTTCGCCTGAATCCATGAGAAGACACTTGAGCAGGGCATGCCATCCGTCCAACCAGTTGGTCGGAGATTTGGCACAACTCACATAACCCCTAACGAAAGGAGCATGCAAGTCCTCGTCAATCCCTTGGATCTCGTAAAAACCCGAGGGTGACAAGCGACCTAGCACCGAGGAGGTATCGGTGACGTACGGGTAATGGCCCTTAAGGACCTCTACCAATACATCATCGAGAATGTCGACCAGTCCCTCGAAACCAGCTTGGAATAGCTGATTTCGGGTGGAAACCGTCGACACGATCTCGGTCACGTCCTGCAGTGACTGGGGGAGCACCGTTCGGAATCTGACGATTGAAACGTCATAGCCGCGATAGTACTCCTTCCCACAAGACTCTCTGAACCCTCCGGTCCAGAAACTCTTGGCGGAATTCACCTTGAAGCCGTAAAACTCCAAGGCGCGCATCACTGTGTCAGCGTATGTCGTAGGGACAATGATATCATCCCCGTAGACACGCACACGGTCCTGAAGAGGCTTAATAGCCTTCCAGGACCCCGGCCTGCTCTCCGCATTGGTAATCGCCGTCAGGGCGATGGTCAAAAAGACCATCGCCTCAATCGGAAATGTCAACGCGGAGCCCATAGACGCGAACTTGGCGAGGGGAACGACTCCCACGCCAGGCACGTCGGCTCGCAAAGAGCGTGAAGCCTGGACAGCCTCATTTACATGAGGCCAAAACTCCAGGAGCTCTTCAACGAGCCAGTTGGGCACACGATCGGAGGCTTCTGAAAGATCCAGAGTAGCCAACGACCCGTCAATCGAACCCAGCTGGGCAAGGACCTGGTTAGGCCATTGTTCAGTGAATCCCAAGAACTCTTTCGTCCTTGGATCAGATTCGAGATAGGGCACGAGAGACCGACCAATCGCCTGCTGTGCATATTGCATGCAAGTAGGTTCGATCGCGATCACTCGAGGAGTGCTTGCTGTCTTCGGGACGAGAACAACCTTCACAGGTCGCTCGTCCGCAGGGGATCGCCAGACTACTCGATCCAGCGCATGCGCGTGTCGCCAGTTGGGAAGAGCATATTCACCGTAAGGCAGAATATACTCAAGTCTATCAGTCCATTCGAACTGATAAAACTTGCTGTTCCCAGACAGACGATCGGCAGTTTTGCCGGGACCATGCGCGGGGACAAGGGCGTGATCAAAAACGTCCTTGTCAAGACGTGTTAAAACGTCACCGAACAGGGTCAGAAACGTCTTCTTCAAGGGAATGATATCCCGGTTGAAGAAGTCGGGTCGGGAAGTAATCCGACCCAACGTTTCCTCGATCTCGCGATCAGTGTTGAGATAGGAAAGGACGGCGGCTTGGTTACGCGCCGGGGAGCACTCCTGCTTCACTTTGCCGAACATCAGCGTAAGCTGACGAACGGCCTGAACTACTTCAGCCTGTCGGCTGAGGAATTCAGATCCTTCCCAATCAGGATCTTGCGATCCTGGAATCTCAACGAGCAGACCAGTTTCGACATCAAACAGCTGCTGAGTAAAGCCAGAAAGAAAATCAGGCAACTCAGCAGTCTGGAGTTCATCGTCAAACAGACCCCGTTCGGGATCATACAGACGACGAAGAGCATCCTCGAAAGGACGCTCACCAGAAAGGGAATCCGACCGGATGGTTGCTGCAGCCTTGACCACACAGGAGATAAAACCTTTCTCCGGGTCACGGTTGTGCTTCTTCCATCCGACGAATTGCCCTTTGACAACAGCTGAGTGCGCGAGAGCGCGCTCAAAGTCCTTGCCGAACTTCGGCAAGGTGATGTCAAAGAAGGCATCCCCTTCATGTTTGATGCGTGCCGCGACGGTGTTAATGTCGCGGTCGGTGCTAGCTGCGCATCGGGCACTCAGATCAACGAGTGCCTTTTGCCAGAGCTCGAAACGGTTCTTCATCCGACTCCCCTTTCTTATGGGGTAGTGGATCTGCACGCTTTGCGCAGAGCCTGCTCTCGGTACGCTCCTTGAGGATCAACAGAAATCTTGATCCAAAAGAGGAGAAACCGAAAGTAGAGCATCAAGATAGCCTTCATATGGCTATCCTGATCGGTCCTAGGACTCGCCGCCAACAATCTTATCCAGATTGCCAGCGACGGCCAGGTAATCCGCGAGCGCCTTGAGGTTATTCTTAACCTCAGTGTTATCGAAGCCCACCTTCGGGTGGTCAACGACGACGTAGGCACTCATGGTGTACTGACGGCTAACCCCATCAAGCAGGGGGTCTGCAGCCGTCTTGGCGAAGTCCAGACGAACGTTCCGTCGGATCCTCGACTTGATGTCGTGGCTGATCGAGAGAGCGATGTCACCAATTGCGGTGGCAAACGTCCCCTTTCGATCTCCGAAGGAGACACGCGGTAGCGACTTAGCTACCGCGTTAACGGTCACGGACTGAGGCTCTGCGAACATGTGCAGAAGCTCCTTACTTCGTCTCACGACGATGTTGAGGTGATCCTCCACGCAGGATGCGTGAAGAACTAGCGCTTTAGGCTAAGGCCCAAAGCCGCCACGATGGCCAGCTGCCGGTCCGAAAGAGAACCGGGAGCTGCGCCAAAGCCGAACGGATTAGCTGGCCACCTACTAATTGTCTTGATTGACAATTGGCAGGTGCCGGAGGCACTCGACCAGGCATTCCGGTCACCTTGACGGCGAACGGGATAATCCCAGACGAAAGTGCCCACATCCTCAGTCACGGTGGTAATATAACCGTATTTGAGGACCAGACCGTCTTGGGCGAATGCCGTGATGTTTTTCAACACGTCACCGGTATTCCCAAAGTAGTCTGCGAGCCAGCTAAAAGGAACTGCGTTCCAAGCGGTATCGATTCCGGGTCTGACGCCATAAAGCGCGTCAAGTTCGGAAATCTTTCGCCTCCATGTCCCCTTAGGGGGAAGATGGTACATGAAGGCACCAGAGAACTTACGAGATCTGGTCCGCTTGTACGTCAGTCGCCAGGTCCCCTGCATCACTTCATACGCCGTGGGGGTGGTACCTCCCAAAAACATGGGAAAACCACCACCTGAGTACGGGCCCCTTGCGGGCAGTTCCTCTTCAGGAAACTGGTATGAGCGACGGATGGCCTTGCCGGAATCCCGCTCGAGTTGAGCGAGGATCTTCTCACTTCGCCGCGCAGTATCACGTAGCGTAGCGATATCTGAGACGGTCGGAGCATACCCAAACTGTATGTTCAGGTATTCCCCGCCCAGGTTGATCGCTTTCAGATCATCCACGTTTGACGGCAGATGACCCAACACGCCGCTGAGAGGGGCCTTTTCAGGCTTCCGATCAACGACGAGTGAACTCTTCGTGGCGAAGGGCGCTTTTAACGGCACCCCTGCCCCATAGAGTTCGGCAATCGCACTGGCACCATCCCAAACCGGGTTGGTCGGAGCGACACGCGAAATAGCAGTGGCACCATAAGCACGAGCGGAGCTTTCGCTCTCACCGATGCTTGCGAACGACTTGAAACTGTCGGTCGACGGTGCGTACAGGCCCAGGGCCATCTCAGATTCGAGAATCCCTGGTACCAACTGCCCTTCGGATCTCCATCCGAAGTCGCTCGGTGTAAGATCCCCCTGCAGAGAGATTCTCTCTGAAGTGGGAGCACCCCACTTGAGCTTAGTGCTCAAGAAAGGACCACCGATGTCGCTGTTACTACTGCCAAGATGGCGGTAGTCCGGAGCGTGAGATACGGAGAGGATCGACTGCGATTCACTGCAGTAAGTCCTAGATGACCGAGTGACGTCGCCGGCTGGGCCCGTAGCAGAGCTACGGTAAACCCGTCCGACTTCACGTTCTTTTGTCATCCACGTATCCCATCCTTGTGTTCTGAAGTACCATCGAGTCTCGGGTATGACCCGAGCCCCTTTTCTAGGGGAAACCAACTGATGTCACGAACCTTCAAAAGGCCGTGAGCGACACCAAGTCAGTGCTCGATGGCAGCGGGCGTAGCTTAGCCCGCGGGGCTCCTAAGGGAGTGATTCCAATGTGCTAATGCATTCATTATTTCATTCCTTGTTGGCGGGTGTGTTTTGGGACCGTCGCGCCTGC